AATCATCTGTAAATTCTACTTCTTTATCTCCAGCTAAAAATGTTGATACTGGTAAATCCATAGCACTTGATGTAGTTCTAAATGGTACGGTTTCTAAACTATCTAAACTAGGACCAACTTTAGCTCCTACTGTTTCAAATAATCTTAAAACTATTTTTGAAATTCTTTTAACTTTACCTTGAGCTGTTCCTTCAGCTTGACCAGCTCCAGCTTCTATTCTCATTGTTTGTAATATTGAATTGTAAGATAATCCAACAGTTACTTTTCTTGCGGCTCTATCTAAAGAAATAGATCCATCTGATACTGTCTTTTTAGCATGAGTAGCACCGTCTGCTAATATTGATACTGTTTCGCCTTCTAAATGATCTAATCCAGATAGTGAACTAACTGCTACTCCTGAATAAGATAAATGACTATCTACAAATTTAAAATCTTCTGGTGCAGTCTCATCAAAATCAAAATCAGAAAAACATTCTACATATCTTCTAACAGATCCATTAACCCACCTTTGAGTTATTACCCAAAGTTCATCTTCATTAAGATCTCCAGATATAGTTGCAACACTTTCTACTTTTGCATCTTGTAAAATATTATCTGTTTGTTCTGATGTATGAGCTGATGTTAAAGAAACAACGCTTGTTAATTTACTATCTGTATAAAGTTTAAATTGATCATCATCTACTCTTGAAACATAATATTCAATATTTTCACTTAATCCACCAATAGCAGTTCCAGTATTGTCATAAAAAATTATATCGCCAGTTTCAAATCCGTGATCTGCTGAATAAATAACATTGTTAGAAATATTTACACCTTGATAAATATATTGTGTCGAGGCTGTTCCTGGTGCAGTTAAAGTTATAGCTGTTCCAGCAGCAGAGTTAGCAGCAGTTGTAGCAAGTTTAATAGTATTACTGTCTGTTGCTATAACATAATAAAGTGAGCCACTTGTTAATCCAGTTATCGGATTTGCAGCAGCATAATAATAAATTGGATCGTTAGTTGATAATCCGTGAGAGCTTAAAGTTATGGTATTATTTGATGTCGAAACTATTGTACCATTAGCTGTAAAACTAATTTGTTGTTGAACAATATTTTTAGTCGTATCGGATTTGCCACCTAAAATGTGTCTATGCCAGGCAACTACATTATCAGTTCTTTGATAAGTTAAACCTGATAAAATTCCATCATCTCTTACACACCATAAAATACTATCTGGTGCTTGTTGATATGCCATTTCATTAACACCACTTTTAGTAATTGTTTCATTTAATATACAAAGGTCAGGTGCAACATAACCATCCGTATCGTAGTTATAAGCTAGTTCTCTAATTTTTCTTTTTGCTCTTTGTAAAAACAAAATAGCATTACCAGCTGGTTGAGCATCAACATTAGCAGCACCAAAAGAACTTTGTCTCCTGATCTGTATATTAACTGGTGTAACCGCAGCATCTGTACCATCTGCACTTACAGAAAATTCTCCACCAGTCGTGCCTATCAATAAAGTTCTTACAGCTTTTAAATATCTAATTTTATTAACCTGGTTACTAGCAATAGTATAAACCATAGCGTCATCAGCATTTGTGCCAGTAGTCATATTTTCATAATCTCCAGATTTAGAAAAATACAAAGTTTGTGGCTCATCTTTTGTTCCAGCAAAAACTAATCTTTGTTCAAAGAATGATACGCAAGAAGGATGTCCAGTTGTGTCTGAAAAAGCTCCAAGCTTCCAATCTGTTTTAGCATCTGTATTAGCAAATGCAGTAGTAATTGTAACAACAACAACTGTTGAATTTGTCCGAGCTGTAATTTTAGCTTTACCAGAATTAAAAGATATTATTCTTCCAACATCTGTTGCTAACCATCCAGAGCCACCATTTATCCCAGTAGTTGCTGAAGCTGTTATGTTTACTCCAGTTCCAGTTCCTGATGAGGCTGGTGTTAAAGTAGTCGTTGTTGTGTTTTCAGATAAATAAGGTCCATCTGTAAATTCAACTTCTGTTAATGTCCAAGAAGTATGACCAGTTCTTGATAACTTCATCACTTCATGATTTGGATGAGTTATGTACATAACGTCAGCACTTTGAGCGAACTTTAATTCAAATAGTTCAGCAGTTAAATACGGACTTGTTATTTGATAAATTCTATTAGCATCTCCACCAGATGAATAAGCTGTAAAGCCAGATGAATTTATATCTGTTCCATCAACATCTTGTAATTCAAAAGTGTTGGTAGTTTTATCAGCTACTTTAAAAGTTTTACCATTTACTTCTGTCATGCCAACAACAGAAGATAAAATTACAAAATCGCCATTAGAAAACCCATGACTATTTGCTGTTACTACTGCTGGATTAGCTTGAGTAATTCCAGAAACAGTTACATCACTTTCGGTAATTTGACCTTTATCCTTAAACATTCGGATATAGGTATTACCAAATTCTAAAACATAAGTTTGAGTTGTAGAAAATTCAAAAGGTATCAATCTTGTTTTTGCAGAACTATCTTTTACTTCTGAAATAAATTGAGTACCTACTCTTCTTGCAGCTGCACCTTGAGGATGCACCAACATATTTTGTAAAGTTTTACAGCCTGAACTATATTTATCAAAATCTATTCTACCATCCATCTTGGCAGAAAATTCTCCTGATACAAAACTATTTAATGCTGCTGTTGTTCTTGGCATTATAATCTCGCATCAGTAAATTCATTTGCCTCAACTGTTCCTAAACTATTTTCAGTAGCATCGATAAATCTTGCTTCTCTTAATCTTTCATCAGCTCTAGTCATATAATTGTTAGCTAGTGTTGCATTATTCGTAATTGCGTATGCGAGATCAGCAGCTAGTTGATGTGAAATACTTTCTCTTAAATAAGTATCGTAATTATTAGGATCAGTATCTAAAGCAATATAAATTAAAAAGATTGTATCTATATCAGTTACAATATTTCTACCTTCTAATTTATAATCTAATGATGTTGCAATACTATCTGTAGTACCATTATGAATTTTTAAAACTCTTAAACAGTCAGAAGGTAATGCGTAAGCATGATCGTATTCTACTACTGGAGCTGTTGAGTTTTGAGCTAATTGAACTCTTTTATGTAAACAGTTCCAAGCATGAGATCTAAATACTCTATTTCTTACTGGCTCATACCTTTGATTACATAAACGAGCGTTTTTAGTATCATCAGTTAATGCTGATATAGTTGATGCTCCGAGCAAATTTAATGCGGAGTTGCACATATTTACAACACTAGCCATTATACAATTACACTAATTATAACTATTACAATAATAGCAACAGAAGATATTTTAATTTTTGTACTTCTACTATTCCAATATTTTATTATTTTTTTCATTATACTTTTCCTCCTATTTCTCTGCATTCAAATTTGATTACTAATTTTTTGTTTTCTATAATTTGTTTTTCGTACTCATCTATATTTTGAAGATTATTAAATGTACTTTGTGCAACTGAATAACCAGCGTTTACACAATCAAAATGATTAGTAAATTGATAACCAGCTATTGTATTTGATGGACAAGTATTATTTATCATCGAACACATATATAAAACTAAAATATATTTCATTTTAACATTTCCATCTTCGTCTAGCTTGTCTGATCCTTGAGTTAGGATTATTTCTAGTTTTTGCAGAAGATCTTTTCAGTTGTCCTAAAGATCTTGCACAATATGATTTTCTTCTTTTAGCAGCAGCTGATCCTCTTTTAACTTTACCAGTAACTGCGGTTTTTAATTTTGATCCAGGATTAGCTCTTCTGTAAGCTTTTACTCCACGTCTGGTCATCCCAGCTCCAGACTTTGTTGGTCTATAATTTCTTCTATTTCTTGAAATTGATCTAGCCATTTATGATTGCATTAAGAGGCGTTTCCACTCTCGCTTTGACGCCTCTCAATTCTATTTGCTTAGTTTACAACGTATGAAATGTTCCAAGACATAGTTCCAGCAGTTTGACCATCAGCTGCCATTGTAGCAGCGATGTAGTAGTAACCGCCTGGATCAGAGCTGTCTCCAGCTAATTCCCACATCTTTTTTCCAGCTGTATCTATATTAGCAGCTTCAAAACGAACATCCGCCATAGCAGCAGCATCAGCTACCGTACTTGCGAAAACATCTTCGTCTTTAACTACACCAGCTGAAGTGTATATTCCAACATTGAAAGTACACGATCCACCTAAAGTGTCTGAACCAATAAATAAACTTGGTACAGCAGCGTTAGAAGGAATTGGTGCTAACATAACAATATCATTGTCATCACTATCGCCAGATGCAAGTTCAACTGTTCCATGTGCAGTTCTTAAAACACCATGCAATTCTGCAGAGTTGTTTAGAACTTGTGGACTAGCTTCAAAGTTTGCAACTAGGTCTGTATTTTTAGTTCCCATAATTATATTCTCCTATTATTATGCTTCATGACAAGGAATTTGGACTACAGCTTTTTCTTCCATACGAACTGCTCCTAAATCCATGCAATAGTAAACTTGCGTAGAATAAGATTTGTCAGCTCTTTCAGAAATATTAGCTTTGATGTCTTTACCGATTGCTAATTTAATAGCATCTTCAGTATAAGCAAAAACTAATCTGTCAGTTGTGTTAGTCGCATCCTTGTTAAGTCTTGTTGACATTATGAACTCAAATCCTAAGAAGGAATTAACTTCTCCAGTTGATAAAGCTCTAACTGTATTAAAGTCAGCACTTGTAACTGAAGTAGTACCTAATAGGTCTGAGATCTGTTGAGGTCCGCAGACAATAAATCTTTTTCTTGAAGGATCTATGTCATTTTCATCTAGGATTTTCTTCGCAGACAAAAGTTTAGCAATAGTCAAACCATCTGATTGGTCTGAAGTTGCAGTCTTTTGACTTGAAGGTAAAGCCGTAGATGTTGCACCAGCAACGCCAGTTGATGCAGAAGCATTCATAGCTGTAATGATTACATCATCCATAGCTCTATTCATTGCTGCTGCCGCATTTCTTGCGTAAGCTGAAGTTGGATCTACCAACATTCTTATTTTATCACTATCATCGATTAGGTCTCCCCACTCATACGATGCTAGAGATACTCTTCTTCTGCTATGCGGAGTGTCGATTTGTGAAGTGTCGCCATGTCTTGAAGTTCGAAGTACTGCCGCAGTACTATCAATTTGTTCAAAAAATGCGTTTTTCCCAACTACACTTTCCTCATCAACAGAAGATCTTAATTTGCTACCCATTTGTTGAGATAGCAACTGTACATTCGAAGAATATTGTTCAACGAATGAAGTAGTTATTTGTGAACTCATAAAAGTTCTCCTCTATTGTGTTAGTTTAAGTATTAATTAAACGGAAAGTTATCCTTGCGGTTTTTCCTGAAATTTACATCTTCTGGATGTTAGTCTTTCCTAACGTCAACAAAGGTCTTATCGATTGTCTTTGATTTTATTTGCCTAACCGAAGTTAAGCAAAACTGTTAAGCATCTTCTTCGTTATTCTTTTTACGAATTAATGCTGCTACCTCTTCAACTGCTGTTGCATGAGCTGGATGTTTTTTATTCCAGTATGCTGAACCTGGTTGTTGTAGAGAAGCAATTTGTTTTGTTATCTCATTGGTTGTTAAGTAAGATGTAGTATCTCCTTTAACAATATCATCTTCAGATAATTTTTCTGAAAGTTGAGCAAAAGCTTTTACGATTTGTGGATTGTCTCCAAGCTTACTACCATCTTGTAAAATAGTAGTATTTAAAAACTCTGTTCCTAAAGTTGCTGTTGCTAAATTTTTAGCACCTTTAATTCTATTATCAAAAGTTGAACCATACTCATTTCTAAGTTCTTGTTCAGCTTTAGATCTAGCTTCCTCAGCTTTAACACTTTGTTCTGTTACACCTTGATTAATAACTTCATTATAATATTTCATAATACCGTCTGCTTGATTAGGAAGTAATCCTAACTTAACAGCTTCTTCAGAAAAACTTTTTAAAGTTTCTTCTGGTACAGCATGACCTTCTGGTAAAGAATATTTATAACCATCAGCAGCTTCTGGACTACCTAATCGTTTATAGACTTCCTTCCAATCTTCATCGGTTGCGTGTTTATTGGGTACTGGTATTTTATCTAAACCTACCGACTTCTGTGAATGTAGATATGATTTAACG